AAACAAGACTAAGAGAAGATTCGCAAGCCGCTGGTAGGTGGGAAACAGCACAAGGTGGTGAGTATTTTGCAGCTGGTGTCGGCGGTGCAATAACCGGACGGGGTGCTGATCTTTTAATAATTGATGACCCACATTCTGAGCAAGATGCTATGAGCACGACTGCAATGGAGTCTGCTTATGAATGGTACACATCAGGACCACGACAACGTTTACAACCTGGTGGTAAAATTGTACTTGTTATGACACGTTGGTCTAATAAAGATTTGACAGGTAAATTAGTTAGTAACCAAAAAGAAGCGAAAGCTGATCAGTGGCACGTGGTCGAGTTTCCAGCAATCATGGACCACGGATCTAAAAAAGCTAAACCAGTTTGGCCTGAGTATTGGAAGCTAGATGAATTAGAGAAAGTCCAAGCAACACTGCCCACGGGCAAATGGAATGCACAGTGGATGCAAAATCCAACTTCAGATGAAGGTGCAATTATAAAACGTGAATGGTGGAGAACTTGGGAGCATGATTGGATACCAGAATTGCATCATGTTATACAATCTTATGATACAGCTTTTTTAAAAAAAGAAACGGCAGACTACTCTGCAATTACTACTTGGGGTGTATTTTACCCTGACCAAGACTCAGGAGCCAATCTTATGCTGCTAGATTCTATAAAAGGTAGGTATGAGTTCCCAGAACTTAGAAGATTAGCGTTAGAACAATATAAGTACTGGCAACCAGAATCGGTTATAGTTGAAGCAAAAGCATCAGGTTTACCTCTTACATATGAGCTTAGACAGATGGATATACCAGTTGTAAACTTTACACCGTCTCGTGGAAACGATAAACATTCTCGTGTAAATGCTGTTGCACCTTTGTTTGAATCTGGTATGATATGGGCGCCTGAGCAGAAATTCGCAGATGACGTTATTGAAGAATGCGCTGCGTTTCCGTATGGCGATCATGATGATTTAGTCGACTCGACTACACAAGCAATCATGCGTTTTAGACAAGCAGGATTATTACAACACCCTGAAGACTACGTGGATGAACCACGTGAGGAACGTAAAAGGAATTATTACTAATGGCAGGCATAAATTTTGTTAGAAGATACGTCATGAGTCAGATGAAAAAAACAGCTGACGATGGCATCATGATAACTCTCCCTGAAAAAAGCAAAGTAGATTTAAACGTTAATATAACAATGGATAGATTACTACGTAATGGTATTGATCCAGATGCATTTACTAATCCACAACAAGTAGATAATGCAATCAACATGATTAATAGCAGAATGGTAGAAAGAGCTATCCCTGCAAACTCTGCAGAAGGTAGAGAGATTACAGAAAAATTATTTGGCAAACAAAAAGCACCGGTGTTTGATCTTGAAGGAAATAGAATTCCAGAAGGATCAGGGATCATGGGTGGTAAATCTATAAAAAGTTTAATGGACTCTGGTCAAGTTACTAAAGGTACTAGAGGCATGAAAAAAAGTAAAAAAGTTGAAGACCGAGAAATGTTTGAAGCAGCCAATAAAAGACTTACTTCAGATGTTGATAGCATAATTAAAAATATAAAATCTATGGAACCTATGACTGCTATGAAAGAAGCAAACTCTGTAATAGGTAGAAAAGGTAAATACAAGAATTTATCACCTGAAGAATCTAAAAAAATATTAAAAGACACAGAAGATCATATCTTTGAAAGAGATATACCAGAAGAAGACTTTGCAAAAGGAGGACGTGCAGGTTTTGCAGGAGGTTCTGATATGGGAACAGTTGCTGATTCAAAAGGTAAAACCGGTCCAAGTAAAGGTGGTTATCAAGGTGGAGGAACAGGACCTGTTGAAAGACCAACTGGTGGTGGCGGTGGAAATGATAACAATAATACAAACTTTGTTACTACTGTTCCAGAAAACATTGTAAAAAAAACAGCTATTAACACGGTAAAAAATTTAGGACGTAGAGAATTAATGAATACTTTAGGACTTGCTAAATTTTCTAATCCAATAGGAATAGTGATGGCATTAAAAGGTATATATGATAGAACTCAAAATCCTACTTTAACAGAAGAAGAAGCAATATCCGGTGGTATAACTGGAATGGCAACCGGCGGACGTGCAGGTTTTGCAGGTGGTGGCATGGGCCGTAGAGGATTTTTAAAAATGCTAGCAGGACTAGGTGGTGGAATTGCTGCAGCTAAAACAGGTATATTAAAATTTGCTGGTAAAGAACCAGCTAAACAAGTTGCAAAAGAAGTTGTACAGAAATCAGGAAGCACACCTCCTCCGTATTTCTTTAAGCTTGCAGAAAAAATTAAAATGTTAGGGGATGATGCAACAGCTACGACAGATAGAACTATTGCAAAAACATTAAAGTCTAAAGATGGTAAATCAACATATGTATTAGAAGAGGATGTTGCCACAGGAGATACAATTATTAAAAAGGTTAACAAAGAAGGTGATGAGATGATCACTGACGTAGAAATCATGGAACTTAAAAAAGGTGAAGTTGTAAAAGGACCAGACGGTAAACCTGTTAGAACTCCTGACGAGTATGAAGAAGTTACAGAAGCTAATGCTAGAATTGAAGGAGATGCATTTAATGATCCTTATTATTCAGATGGAATTGAGATAGACGATATACTAAGAGAAGTAGATGATATACCTGTACCAAAAGCAGACGGTGGACGTATTCCATATTTTAAAGGTGGTTTAGCAGCTTTAAAAAGTCTTATGAATTATTTTGCTAAAGAAAAAGGCGTAACAGGATCTAAATTATTATCAGATATTAATCCTAAAAAACTTGACTCAGGTATCAAAAATCTAATGTCAAAAGAAGAACTAGATATATTAAAAGAAAATAGAACAGAGTATCTTAAACATCTTTTAAATATTATGAAATCAGATAAAAAATTTTTAGATAATAATAGGGAATTAGTTGAAGAAGCAATAGCGCAAGCCCCTATTGGTTTAAAAGAGTTTGCAAAAGAAATGTCTGACTCTATAAAACGTAATGCAATGAAAGAAAATCGTTTAGAGAGATTAAGTGTCTATGATAAAGTAAATCCTGATGATGCAATCATGGATGTAGAAATGATGATTAAAAATATGTCTACAGGAAAAGATAAGCGTGCTCTTAACGCAACGGGTGGTGTTGCAAGATTATTAGGAGAGTAAATGGATCTCTTTAAAAGAATACAAGACCTAAGCGCAGTATACGATGACGATGGTCCAAGCGCCACGGTCCCTGAATCACGACCCATGTTTAATGATGGCGGTATGCTGGTACAACCCAATGCCGACGGATCACGGCCCGGGTATAGTGGATTACCTGATGGAATAACAAAAACCCCTGCTGGAAATTACAAAGCACTTGCTAGCAGGTCCGGTAACAATTTAAATACAACAAAAAAATCTTTAAAAGAAGCCAAAGAAATATTAACAAAATTTAAAAAAAATAATCCAGTAAAAAAAAGAACAACAGAAACTACAAACATTTCTGGAGATAGATTAAAAGTTTTAAATAAATATGCACAAGATTTACATGGTTTAAATTATAAAGATTTAGGTCCAGGTCAAGTACAAGAAGTTTATAATACAGCTCGTAATCGTGGGTTTGAATATAGATCTTCAGGTCAAGATGCTTTTCCTGAAGAAAAGAAAAATAAAATTATAAAATTTGCAAAAGAAAAAAATATTAAATTAGATTTTGATAATTACCCTAAATACGGAGTTCCAAAAGATATTAAAGGAAAAAGAAATACTGATTATACAAAACTAATTAATTTTAAAAACAGGGGTTTTGAAGATTTTAAAAAAGATCTTTTAAGCGAGGCAGACCGTATAAAAGTAATGGATAATTTTGAACTACCAAAAGGTATAAAAAATTGGGATTTTAATAACAATAAATTTGGTATTCCTTATACAGGTAACGAAAATATAAGTAAAAGAATTTCTAATAAATTAAAAGAAAAAAAGAAATATAAAGTGGCTGCAGATTATTCAACGCCAAAAGGTTGGATGGTCTCTTCCATGAATAGATTGTATGAGAATGAAATAAAAAACAAAGTTAAACTTAAAGATTTAACCTATCAACCTATAAAAAATAGCAAAGGTATTATAATAGGTTTTAAAGACAACACAGAAGCTGGAGGTGGTAAAAAATATTATAGTATAAAAAAATATCAGGATGAGTTTGGAGATGGCACAGCGTGGGCTGCTCACGGAGATCATGAAAGAGTTAAAAAATTTTTAAATATAGCAAAAGGAGCACAGGTAGATGATCCTAGTAAACTTCTTCAAAAAATATTAGATGATAAGGGTATTACTAAATTATTAGGAGAAAATAGACCTCTTAGATTAAACGATATATTAACTCATGAAAGATATTTTGATAAACTTAGCACAACAGCACCAAAAAAATTAATTGAAAGACAAATTGTTTTACATCACACTAAAGGAGTAAACCCTAGTTTTGGAAACGCAGCAGCTACTAAAGATTTACAACTATTAAGTGGAGTCGTTAATCAAAAAGTTAAAGGTCTTGAAAAATTTGCAAAAGAAAGAAAATTAACTCAAAATGAAATAACACAATTAAAAAACTATGGAGCTAAGATTACAGACTTTGATGGTAGAGTCGTTGGTGGTGGTTTTTTAGATCCTGAAAGACAATTTAAAACAATTGAAAAAGGAGTAATAGATTACGCGAAAAGTGACAAGTTTAATGTTAAAACAGTTGCTAGTTATTTAGAAAGATTGGGTTGCGGTAAGGCAGCAGGTGGTAGAGTTTTATTTTCAAAAGGAACACCAGAAGCAACATTAACTAAGTGTGCAATAAAAGGACAACAAAAATTAAACTTAGGTTTAACAAATGGTTTTAGTAATAAAACTGAAGGAGATCTTGCAAAAAAAATATTACAAGCTGGTAGAGGAATGGGTAGTATGTTTGCATTAAGAAATATATTAGGTCCAGCAGCAGTTGGTTTTACTGTAGCTGCAGAAGCAGGGTTAGTTGGTTATGATATGTTAGCAACAGGTAAATCATTTAAAGAAGCAGTGGGAAGTAGTTTATTTAATTATGCACTAGGAGATAAAACTCAAATAGATAATAAAAAATTAAGATACCAAGGTTATGCAGATGCTGGAGTAGATGCAAATCAAATAGGTAAAATATCTGCTTATGAAAATGCAATAGATGAAATGAATAATACGTTTGGAGAATTTAACGAAGAAAACAGACTTTATAATATTGCTGTAAACCAAAAAGGTAAAGGTAGAATACCTGAGCAAAGATTTCAAAAAATAAAACAACAACAAGCAGAAAATTTTTATAATCAAGCAGATAAAAACAAAGCATTGATTCAAGATCTAGCAAAAACACAAACAGAAGATAGATTAGATAAAGCTATTGATCCAATGGTGCCAGCTTTAATGTCTGATGCAGACGCAAAAAGAAAAGCAATGCAAATGACAAAACCATCAACTGTTGCTTTTGGAAATTTTATGGACACAGTATTTCCTAGAGGATTTCTTAGTGACACAACTTATGCAGAAGATAGAGATAAAGCTATAAATTATATGCCAGAAGTACAAGAATATTACAGAGGTAATCAGTTTGCAGGCGGTGGTATAGCGGGGCTATCCGGTGGTGATCCAGAAGGTGCAATGACAAGATCTATGAACCCTGACTCACAAGGGTTGCAAGGTCTATTTAATCGTGTTAAGAAGGTATAGGAGTAATAAATGGCAGATATAGATAAAGGACTCCCGAACACTAGAACTAAAATTGATATCCCTTCAGAAGAAGAGATGGCAGAAGAAGTTAATGTTCAGGAAGAAGACATTGATAAAGGACCTGTAGAGGTCATCCCAGAAGAAGACGGTGGAGTTACATTAGACTTTGAACCAGGATCAATAAATGTACCTGGAACAGAATCACACTTTGATAACTTAGCTGATATTTTACCAGAAGAAAATTTAGATCCAATTGGAAATGAAATGGTTCAAAATTACATGGACTACAAATCTTCTAGAAAAGAATGGGAGAGCGCGTATACAACTGGACTAGATCTTCTAGGTTTCAAATACGAAAACAGAACAGAACCTTTTCAAGGAGCTTCAGGTGCAACACACCCAGTTCTTGCAGAAGCGGTAACACAGTTTCAAGCTCAAGCTTACAAAGAATTATTACCAAGTGATGGACCAGTTAGAACACAAGTTATAGGAGTTAAAAATCCACAAACAGAACAGCAAGCAACTCGTGTTAAAGATTACATGAACTACTTGATCATGGACACAATGAAAGAATATGAATCTGAATTTGATTCTATGTTATTTCATTTACCACTAGCTGGATCTACATTTAAAAAAGTTTACTACGACGTACCACTTGGAAGAGTGGTATCGAAGTTTGTACCAGCGGATGAATTAATTGTTCCGTACACAGCTACCTCATTAGATGATGCGGAAGCAGTTATTCATACCGTGAAAATTTCAGAAAACGAATTAAGAAAACAACAAGTATCTGGATTCTACAGAGATGTAGAACTAAGTCCTCCCGGTACAGAGAGTAATGGAGAATTATCTAAAAAAGAGCGTGAGCTAGAAGGAACTAAGAAGACAGGTAAAAACGAACCTGTATATACTTTGTTAGAGTGTCATGTTAATTTAGACTTAGAAGGTTTCGAAGATGTTGGATCAGATGGTGAACCAACAGGAATAAAATTACCTTACCTCGTTACAGTCGAAGAAGGTAGTAGAGAAGTTTTGTCTATTAGACGAAACTATGCGCCCGATGATCTGAAGAAAAGTAAAATCCAATATTTTGTCCACTTCAAATTTCTGCCAGGACTAGGATTTTATGGCTTTGGACTCATTCATATGATTGGCGGATTGAGTCGTACGGCAACGACGGCTCTCCGTCAATTGT